TCCCTCATGAAGGCATGATGAAACCTAATGGTATGATGTTAGGCTTACCTAACTTACGCAAACTAAGAACAGAACGTGGAGAGTCATGGGCATATGATAAATTAATGGGCAGAACTATTATTCCTGAGTATATTCACCCTGCCAAAACTTTTCAACGTTGCATACAATCGTTGGCACGTGATATAATTGCAGAACAGTTAATACAAGTAGCGAAAAGATACCCTGTCGTAATGACTGTGCATGATGAGTTAGTTATGCTATGTAAAGATGAAGAAGTAGAAGACTGTAAAGCTTACGTTGAGAAGTGTATGACCACTGCGCCTTATTGGTGTAGCGACTTACCACTCGGTTGTGAGGTAGGTGTAGGTGATAACTATATGGACGCTAAGTAATGAACTATTATGAGATAAAAACTAAATCTACTATAGCTAAAGAACTATATGACTATGCGTTTAATTCTCAACCATGGTTTCCACACTATAACTTTAATGTTAAACCTATACCGCCTGACATAATACATAGGGATAACTTTTTTAAGTGGCTACACGCAAGATATGAATTTATTGTAGGGATACTAAGATTAGACCCTTACACTTGTTATGATTGGCATACGGATACGAGACGTGGTGTAGGTATTAATATGCTGTTAACTCCTTTTGATAGAAGTGTTTGTGCCTTTGCTCCCAACAAAGAAGGAGCAGTATTTGAAATAGAAGAATTAAAATATAAACCTACAACATACTATATATTTAATACGCAAGTGCCACATACAGTATATAACTTTGAAACAACTCGGTATCTTATGAGTGTTGAATTTGCCAAGGATAAAAGCGAGTTATCTTTCGAGGACTTACTAAATGATATAAGGACACAGTATGAAAAAGACCGCACAAAATGATATAACAGGTGATTGGTTACAATCTAAACCAAACAACGAACAGTTTGAAAAGAATTGGGATTTAATTTTTGGTAAGAAAAAGAAAGATGTTTTACCCGAGTATGAACTTAATAAATCAACAGGCGAAGTCCAAAAGAAAGAAGACTAACAATGGCTGAATTTAAAACGTGGTCTTATTCAAGTGCTACCACATTTGAAAAATGTCCTAAGCAATACTATCATCTGTATGTAGCAAAAGATATTAAGCAAGACCCGAACACAGAACATTTTCTTTATGGCAACGAAGTTCACAAAGCTTGCGAGTTATATGTAAGTAAAGCTAAACCGTTACCTGAGAAGTTTAATATGTTTCAGCCAACCCTTGATAAGTTAATCGCAATTCCAGGGGATAAGTATTGTGAGTATAAGTTAGGCTTAACCAAAGACCTTGAACCTTGTGATTTCTTTGCACCAAATGTATGGTGGCGTGGTGTTGTTGACTTATTAGTTATTAATCCCGAAACTAAGTTAGCTACCTTGATTGACTATAAGACAGGTAAATCAAGTCAGTATGCAGATACTAGACAGCTATCTTTATTTAGCGTAGCTATATTTAAACACTTTCCAGAAATGCTAAAAGTTAAGTCTGGCTTGGTATTCTTAGTAAGTAAAGAGATATTGAAAGAAGATTATACAATAGACAAAATAGATGAAATGTTTGCTGAATGGGGTAAAATAACGTATAGGATAGATGCCGCCCACAAGTCAGGAACTTTTAATGCAGTCCCTAATTTTGCATGTAGGAAGTTCTGCCCTGTTCAATCATGTTCACATTGGGGAAAATAATGCCAAGTAAAAAAAGAGATTATAAAAAAGAGAATGAATATAAATCGCAGCCTGATCAGATAGCTAAACGAGTAGCTAGAAATAAAGCTAGACGAATGATGCTAAAAGCTGGTAAAGTACATAAGGGTGATGGATTAGCAGTAGATCATATTGTTCCACTAAGTAAGGGTGGTAAAAATACACCAAGTAATATGCGTGTAGTCGATGCAAATCTAAATGACTCATATGATAGGAATAGCGACCATTCATTAAATAGAAATGTTCCGAGTAAAAAGATTAAAGCTAAAGATGCTAAAGAGGGTAAAAGGAACAAGACTTAAGATTTCCCGTAAGGCGTGAGTGCGGTAAAACCACGTCAGCTAATAGCAGAGACCTCATGATAATAAAAAACTCTGTGTATTAGTATTGTAGGCGCGTCACTACCTCTCTCGGTGGCGCGTCTATTTTTATCACTAGGAGATTGCATGGAAGTATACAAAGATAAGGCGTTGATTGTAAACACAAAACGCCCTGAATTAATTATAGATAAGATACCAAAAAGTAAAATCATTAAGACATACGAGAATGGTGTCACTCAAGTAGCGGTTAATTGGGGATTAGATGAGGTTATTACCCTGTCTGATATGAAAGTTAAGAACCCACCTTCTCCCATAACACGTGACTATAACTTTCCAGGTATTCATAAACCTTTTGATCATCAAAGAACAACCGCTGCATTTTTATCAGCCCACAAACGTGCCTATTGTTTAAGTGAAGCAGGCACAGGTAAAACATCAGCTATCATATGGGCAGCTGATTACCTAATGAACCATGGTAAAGTTAGACGTATGTTAGTAGTATGCCCGCTATCTATTATGCAAGCTGCATGGCAAGCTGACTTCTTTAAAACGGCTATGCATAGATCAGTAGGTATTGCTCATGGAAGTGCGGAGAAAAGAAAAAAAGTATTTGCAGAAAATACAGACGTAGTTATAATTAACTATGATGGAATAGAAATAGTAGAGAAAGAAATTAAATCTGGCGGTTTTGATTTAATAGTTGTCGATGAGGCAAACTATGTCAAGACTGTCACGACACGTCGCTGGAAGTCATTAAATCGTGTGGTAACACCTAATACATGGTTATGGCTTATGACAGGAACACCCGCTGCTCAATCACCAGCTGACGCATATGGACTGGCTAGACTTGTGAACCCCGCATCCGTACCTAAATATGCAGGAACGTTTAAGGATATGGTAATGCAAAAAGTTAGCCAGTTCACCTGGGTGCCTAGATTTAATGCGCAGGATATTGTATTTAAAACATTACAACCTGCCATTCGTTATACTAAAGAAGAATGTCTTGATTTACCTGATGTGTTATACACAACACGAGAAGTCCCTCTCACGCCACAACAAGAAAAGTATTACAAGAAGCTTAAGAAAGACATGTATATGGAAGCTTCAGGTGAAGAGATTACTGTAGTCAACGCAGGGGTGATGTTGACAAAACTCCTACAAGTAAGCGCAGGGGCTATCTATTCAGATACGTCAGAAGTTATAGAGTTTGATATATCTAATCGTATGACTGCGCTCAAAGAAATCATAGAAGAAGCCAGCCACAAAGTTTTAATCTTTTGTCCTTTCCGACACAGTATTGAAAAGATTATGACAGAATTAAACAAAGACCATATTACTTGTGCGGCTATACATGGCGACGTGTCTATGAACAATCGATCAGAGATATTTAAAAGCTTTCAAGAAACTAAAAATCCACAAGTATTAGTGATCCAACCCCAAGCTGCATCTCATGGCGTTACGCTCCACGCAGCTAACGTAGTTGTATTTTGGTCACCTGTCATGTCTGTTGAAACATACATACAGTGTTGTGCACGTGTTGATCGTGCTGGACAGAAAAATAAGATGACCGTAGTGCACCTACAAGGCTCGCCTGTCGAACAAAAAATTTACAAAATGTTGCAAGGTAAAATTGATAACCATGTTAAATTAGTTGACCTTTATAAAGAGGAGTTTAATGATGCGTAAACCCCTTACAGAAGAACAAAAGAAAAGAAATCAAGAAAAACAAAACGAATATAGAGTAAATAATCCTGAATGGTATATGCATAATAAAGCTAAACGACGAGCACTAGATAGGCAAATTGATTTTAATATTGAAGTAAAAGATATAGTTATGCCTGTTAATTGCCCTGTATTTAAAAAATATAAATTAAAAAAAGAATATAGTGAAAAATCGGGGCCTAAACCTTGGTCACCATCACTTGATCGAATAGATAATTCTAAAGGCTATGTAAAAGGAAATATACAAGTTATAAGTAACAAAGCTAACACAATGAAAGGTAATGCAACTCCTGAAGAACTATTACAATTTGCCTTTTGGATAATACTTACTTATGGACATTTAATTAATAAAGAAATTAATTGACATTGTAAATAATTGTGTTATACTGTTATCCTTAATTAGTGAAAGGAGTAAATGTGGAATTAGATGATAATAAGCTAGAGAAGCTGATGCAAGCTTCAATTAATATGAGAGATAAAATTGCTGAATTAGAAAAACAAATATCTGATATTAAAGTGCAGCGAGATAAAGTAGATATGGCTCTTAATGAAGCATGTAGAACATTGAATGTATCTAGTTTAAAAACAAAAGCAGGAACTATATCACGCATATTAAAAACAAAATATTGGACAACTGATTGGACTAGTATGTATGACTTTATACTAGAAAATAAATTGCCCGAGTTTTTTGAAAAGAAATTAGTTCAATCATCAATAAAAGAATACTTAGAGCAAAACCCTGACAAACATCCGCCAGGTTTACAAGCAACAAGTGAATACACAGTTAGAATAACAAAAAGTAGAGATAATAAGGAGGAAGTATGAGTACAGATTTAGACGTTTTTGGTAGCACCGCAGTAGCAACGCATTCTCGTAGAGATGATGGCTTTACTGCTAGTATTACAGGAAGTTCAAGCACTGCTAAACGTATTTCTATACGTGGTGGTAAATTTAGATTGATGGTTAATGGTAAAGAAGTTGAGAAGTCAAATCAAGACGCTCTTGATGTAGTTATTGTTAACGCATCGCCTCATGTGCATAGAATGTATTTTTCTAAAGCGTATGTGCCAGGTGAAAAGATGCCGCCTCCAACATGCTGGACATCAGATAGTCAAAAGCCTGATGAAGCTGTTGTAGAAAAGCAAGCAGACACATGTTTAGCATGCCCACAAAACATTAAAGGTTCAGGCGCTAATGGAACTAAAGCATGTCGTTTTAGTAGACGTATTGCTGTAGTTCGTGCTGATGATATGAATGGTGATGTTTATCAAATGACTTTACCTGCACAATCTATCTTTGGTAATGGCACAAAAGATTGTAAACCTTTACATGAATATACAGATTACGTTCGTGCTAATAATCAAAACTTAATGTCTGTTGTATCTCGTGTAAGTTTTGATGAAGACTCATCAAGCACTAAAATTGGTTTTAAAGCTATTCGTATTCTTAATGATGAAGAATATGGAGTATGTGCCACGAAGTCAACCTCAGATGAAGCTAAACGTGCAATCACATTATCTGTGAATATCAACAAAGATGAAGATGGTGAAGAGTTTGAGCAAAAGAAACAACAACCTATTCAACGTCCTCAAGTAGAAGCTCCTAAAGCAGAAGATGATATTCCTGAACCAACAATTCGTGCAGCTGAGAAACCAACTCCTCCGCCAGCACCAAAACCAGCAGCTCCAAAAGCTGATCAAGGTGATGTTAGTTTAGATGATCTTGTATCAGATTGGACATGATTATGCGAGGATATTCTCAAATAATTATAGAGGCTAATCAACGAGCAAAAGAAACAGTAGGCACGTTATTAGGAAAGCTATGCATATCACTAAAGTATCCTGCTAGTCAAGTAGCAAAAGAACTTAATGTTTCTCGTCAAACGGTGTATGATTGGTTCTCTGGTAAAACAAAACCATCAAAGCGGACAGAGTCAAAAGTTGCTGCTTTGATAAATAAAATAAACTTAAAGTAATATACTCGGGGCTGTAGTAAGCCCCACCCTATTTAGTAACACAAACTTTATTTCGAGAGAATAATGCAGATAAAAGAATTTTTACAAACTATATGGCCCGATGATGGATACTATTGTATCTGTGGCAAAGATCAAAAAAATATAGTCACTCCCAAATTTGTAAAAACTATCGATGATGCAATCTCAATATCCCATAAATTTTTAGAAGATAAACAAGACGTTTATTTTGCTTGCTCAACATGGATTGAACCTACAGAACGTAAAGGTATTAATGCTAAAGAACAACGTATTTTTTGGTTAGATATTGATTGCGGATTTGATAGTAAAAAACGCAAATGGAAAGACTATGAAACTAAGGATGCTGCATTAATAGCGTTACGAGAGTTTACAGATAAAACAGGATTACCCGCCCCAACTATAGTAGACTCAGGTAATGGCATTCATTGTTATTGGCCTTTAACAGAGCCTATAGATAAAGCTGTATGGAAACCTGTAGCTGAAGGTCTTAAGTTTCTATGTGTTAAACATGGATTAAAAGCTGATGGTGCTTGCACTGCAGACATGTCACGCATATTAAGAGTTCCAGGCACACAGAACTTTAAAGATATAGTTAACCCTGTAGAAGTTTCCGTTCTTAATGAAGGCATACCTACACCTTTTGATGAGTTAGCTAGATTAATCCCTATTCATCTTACAGATAAACCTCGTGCTAAACGCCCATTAGATGAAGCTACTAAAGCTATACTAGGTAACAACTCATCTAAATTTAAAAAGATATTAGAACGTTGTAATAAAGATGATGGTTGTGCACAAATAACACATATTGTAACTAAGCAAGCTACTATCGAAGAACCCTTATGGCGTTCAGGGCTATCTATTGCGGCCTTTTGTGAAGATGCTGAAGCCGCCATACATAACATATCTAAACGGCATCCTGATTATGAATATGCTAAAACAGAAGCTAAAGCTAATGCTATCCCAGGCCCACACACTTGCAAACAATTCGAAAGCTTACGTCCATCAGGTTGTGAAGGCTGTAAGCATAAAGGTAAAATTACTTCCCCTATTGAATTAGGTAGAGTTATTCTACGTGCTAAAGGGGCAGATAATGTTATTCAAGCAAAGTCTGAAGCACTAAATGAAACCTTTACATATCATGTGCCTGACTATCCCTTCCCCTATTTTAGAGGTAAGAATGGTGGGGTATATAAAACTACACAAGACGAACAAGAAGAAGCTGTATTAATTTATGACTATGACTTTTATCTTGTTGAAATATTAAATGATAAAGACGCAGCGGGTTTTTGTGCATGGTTTAAAATACATCTTCCACAAGATGGAGTTCAAGAATTTATAGCACCACTTACTCAATTATTGTCACGAGATGAAGCTCGTAAGATTTTAGCTGCAAAAGGTATTGTTAGGAATGGTAAGCAGTTAGACGAAGTTATATATTACATTATGGCGGTTATTTCAAATCAACAAAAACAAAAACC